TTCAGAAATTCCTTTGGTCTAGTATGAAGGAACATAAAATGTTCCGTTTCATAGGTAAGACCGTTTCTGCCGAAGATGTTCAAGACATCATTGGTAAGAAACTATCTGAAGATGAGTACTTCCTTTCGGTCGATTATTCTGATGCCACGAACCAAATTAGATCGTGGGCTTCTGAGATCGTGATTAGTGAGTTATGTACAGTACTCAAACTTGACGAGTTCGAGCGAAAGCTCTTCTTCGAAAGTATGACGAATCACATAATGTATCCTCCTGAATTAAGTAAGAAGGATCGACTAGGTCTAGATCTCGAGGGGTTGGGTGATGCACCCTTACCTCAGCAGAATGGTCAACTAATGGGCAGTATAGTCAGTTTCCCTATCCTGTGCTTGATCAATGCAACCATCTTAAGATGGACGCAGGAACTTGCATATGGGCAGGTTATGAAATTAAATAACTGTAACTGTACTGTCAATGGTGATGATGGTTTGTTGAAGACCACCAAGTTGGGCAAGGAAATTTGGGAGAAGCTTTCACCTTACATGGGTTTAAAACCATCGTTAGGGAAAGTGTTCTTCTCTAAGAACTTCCTTGATATTAACTCTACCAACTTCACTTATAACCCTGAGGGTTATGAGGGTATTCTGGATGATAAGGGTGTTTTGCAAACTTATCCTATCCTGGAGCCTGTTCAGGAGACTGGGTCTCCCGTGGACTATTACTGTCAATTGACAAGTAAGAGAACACTGGGTCCCTACATGCAACATATCACCTATCCATTTCCTACGGATGGGCGAAAGTTGCAAGGTCCTAAACGGCTCATAGGAAGGAGCTGCAAGATGTTGCACTACCGTGCGACACCCTTCATCAACGCTGGCTTGCTTTTTGGCGTGCCTCGATCCCAGGTTAAGGTTTCTGCTAAGGATGATTCATCCAAAGAGAAATCTTTTGGTTCCGTGTGTCGTGAGTTAATCTCACGATCCCCAGAACCAACAAGAATTCTTGTTATGCGTAAATTTCAACACGTAAACAAGAAGTTCCTGGATCAAGCCCAAAAGCTTGGTATACCATGGTATGTACCTGAAGATTATGGGGGTCTCGGCCTTCCGATCTTCGGTCCTTTCAGACCTAAAGAATTAGACTTACGTCTAATGCGAAAGTTCTGGAGAAACCGCCATGTCTACAAGCTTTCTTCACGTCCAAAGTATTCTTGGCGCACGTGGGACTATGTCGCACAGCGCAAGAAAGAACTTGGAGTGAGTACCAGTGGTGTTTTGTTCACCGAAGAATACGGTGTGTCTTCAACCGAAGACCATAGTGTTAGTCAATTAGAAGGTTTATTGGCCATAGAATCATTATTTACAGTGGGCAGAGATATTCTCCCTGCCTCCAATAAGATGAAGTCTTATATGCCAATTCTAGGTAAGTTCAACAAAAAGTTGTTAAAAGACCAGACGGTCAAACTACCAGAACCATTCTCCTTGAGCGAACCATTTCCAGTGATGTCACCTGAGAGATCGTCAATCGTCCATTTTATCGGACAAGACATTCTGCTTTACAAAGCATTCTCTCAGAGTTTCCCACTGACAAGAGTTAGAGATTTTAACTAACTCTTAGGTTCAAATTTGCTTCCTCTGAAAATCTACAGAGGACCCTTGTGCGG